TTCTCTTTTTTCGTGTTCTGGAATTTGACATAGATTCAATTTTCGTGTAATTCCTTGAACACAAGAAAAAGCATTGTTGTTTTGAGTGTTAGGTAATCTTTCCATTTTATCCTTCTTTCTGCAATCTTTCAGCACCGCCTCTTTCGAGTTTTTAATCTCCGCTCATTCTTGAGCCGTGCCAGCCTTAACTTGTCAAAGAGCTTTATCCTCATCTATACATAGTATAGCCTATTAAATAGGAATGTCAAGTATAAATAACAACCTTTTGTTTATGTTAACCAGCGACGGAGATATAAATATATTGACTACTAATAAATCTATGTTATAATTAAATCAAGCACAACGTAAGCACAAACTAAGGAATGATAATGTATCACTTAACTAATAATAATCAAACCTTGAGCCCCGTAAGAGATAGTAATACTATATCAGTAATACAGTATTACTATATATGTTATATATATAACAGTAATATGTATAATGGTAATATGTAATCTCTATATATGTTCTATGTAATATGTAAACTGTAAAAGGTAATCTGTAATGGGTAAACTTAATAACATTAAACACGAGATATTCTGTAATAATGTAATCAAAGAAAAGGGTAATCTTGTAAAGGCTTATAGTAATACTTATCCTGATAGTAAATATAATACCGCTCGTTCCTCTGCCTCAACCTTAGTCCAAACAATTCCAACCATCAAACCCCGTATCCATGAATTACTCGAGCAAGATAAAGGAACTTCACCCACTGCGGTTAAGCAAGCTCTCGTCCGTTCCCTCGTCGCTACCAAACCCATAGTTACTAAGCAAGGGATAGCCGGATACGTCCCAGATAACCAGGTCCAAGCCAGCACAGCACAATTCCTGGCTAAAGGGTATGGCTTTGGCAATGATACTATCCAGCCCCAGGCTAACGTTAGTATACATATAGACTTAGATAGGTTAGGCAGTATAGTAGACAAGCTAACAGTTATAAGCAATAAGATTAAGGATATACCTATTGAGCGTTCAGGGGAAATCATTGACCTGTAACGGGTTGGGGTTATTACGAATCGGGGGAGGGGGTGGGGGTGGTAGTCAATAACCCCGTTTCACACGTGGCTAATATTTTTTGATAAAATGGAATATGGGTATGTCAAGCGTTTGTAGGATAGGCATATTGCCTGTCAAAGTGGGGGTAAGGTTGAACGAAGTCTATCAGATACGAACATAGATACCTTTTTAGGTAGTTCGTTTAAATTAGGGTGATAAAACTGGATAAATCGGCAAGTGAGCAGATATTGGAGCAGTTTAGTGAGAACCCGTTGTTATGGGGGTTAGTATATTTCCCTCATCATTTCCCTATGGACAGTCCTGATTTCCACATAATCATAATCAGGGAAGCTATGAGGCAGAGGTGGTTAGCGATAGCTGCGCCGAGGGAGTCGGCGAAGTCTACGATGTTGGCGTTCTTGTATACATTTCATCAGATAGCGTTTAAGAAGAAGAGGTTTGTGGTGTTAGTGAGTAACACGTATTCAAAGGCTTGTAGTTCATTAGAAGCGATAAAGAAAGAAGTTAAAGAGAACGACCAGTTTAGTAAAGACTTTAAGATTGAGGTAACTAAAGATGCAGAGGGGGACACGATATTCCGGCATAAAGATGGGTATGAGACTCGGTTTTTATGTAAAGGTGCGGAGCAGATTGGTAGTGTTAGAGGTGAGAAGTTTGGACCATATAGACCGGACTTGATAATTGGGGATGACATAGAAGACGATGAGTTGGTAAGGAATCCGGATAGACGGATACAGTTACAGCACGAGTTTGATGAGGCGTTGATACCTGCTGGTGATAAGAAGTCGTGTCAATTTATTTTCATAGGGACGATACTACACGACGATAGTCAGATGGCTAAATTGATTTCTAAAGAGCAGTATGTAGAGTTTAAGAAACTATTGTTTCGGGCGAAGATTAAGTATAAAGACGGGAAGACAGAGAGTCTTTGGGAAGACAAATGGTCGTTGGCTGACTTGGATAAGATGGAACAAGATAAGCCGAGTGTGTTCGCTAAAGAGTATCAGAACGACCCAGTGTCGGGGTTACAGGCAAGGTTTCATAAAGAAGATTTCAGGTACTGGGTATTCGAGAATATGCAGGCTGTCTTGTTTGATGAGCAGGGTAGGATAGTGGGGAAACACTCAATCCACGATTGTAAAGCTGCGGTATCTTGTGATTTAGCCTGGGAAGAGAAGAGGGAGAACGACTTCAGCGTTGTGATGCCAGGATTCTTGACTCCGTCGTCTGACATACTTATAGACACATATCTTTGTAAGAAAGGTTTACGTCCTCACGAGATGGAAGAAATATTGTTTAATATGGTGGATAGGTTGAAGTCGTTGACTAAAGGTTATGTCCCGACTGGGTTTGAGAAAGCTAAGTTAGAAAAAGTAATGCAGTACCTCTTGAAAGAAGCGATGAGGAGAAGGAACGAGTATTTAAGTTTTGCTCCATTACTTTGGGATGGTGATAAAGTCCAAAGAGCAGAGACACGGTTAGAACCTCGGTATAACCAGCACACTATCTATCATAAACGAGGTATGGGTGATTTAGAGTTCCAGTTGCTTAGGTTTCCTTCAGGGGCACACGATGACTTAGTAGATGCTGCACAAGGATTAGTCCAGTTGTTGCAGTTACCTAAAGCTGGGAAGAAACAAGTTGTGGAAGACGATGCGTTTGAATGGTGGAGACAACAGTCAATTAAACAGAAGAACCCCTCTAAAGAAACCTTTGTTTTTGGTGGTAGACGTAGCAGTTTGACAAGGATTCCAGCAACAGTGTCTTTTAGATAAGTCTTGACAACTAATAATTTTGTGGTATATTCTTTATTGAAATGGCAGAATATTATTGTTCAACTTGTGGCAGGCATTTATTCAGTTACGAACAGAACGGTACATTCCGTATTGTTATAAAATGTAAGAGGTGCGGGATAACAAATAGTATTTCATTTGGTAACGTTTTTATAAAGACAGAGACAACATTTTTATTTACTGAAGTAAATGCGTTAGGAATATTTTAATAATATTTTAGCCCAGTATTAGGGCAATTAAGGTCAGAACATCATAGACCCAATATCGTAAAAGGTATTGGGTTTTTTTATTGAGGTGATAATGAAGATTAGTAAAGAAAGGTTAGAAGCGTTAAAAAACGAAATAGTAATCGCTGAAAAGATTAATGACCAGGAGTTAAGACCGATAATGAAAGATTCACTTCAAAGGTATATCGGTAACTATGTTCCGTCTATAGGTGGTAACTGGGATATAATATTAAACGAATTATACGCTATAGTCCAGAACGAACTTCCCTCAATATTCTTCCGTAACCCAAGAGCATTTTTAAAACCTCGTAATAAAACGTTCATCGCAAAACGTAGAGACCCAGTGACTGGGAAGATGGAAGATATTCAGTTAGATTCTCAAAAGTCTGCTAAGACCCAAGAAGCTATTCTTAACTACGATATTTCCGACGCACAGATGAAGTATAAGAAACAAGCCAGGAAAGTGTTACTCGACGGGTTGTTATTCCCATTCGGGGTTATGTGGCACGGGTATAAAGGTGATTTCGGTATGACGGAAGAACAGTCTATCGAGATACATAACGAGAAAAACTTTGTCCGTAGACTTAACCCAATGAGGTTTATATTCGACCCTGCTGTAACTATCTCGGAGATAGATGAAGCTAAATGGGTAGGCAGAACATTCGATGTTCCGTTACAGGATATAGTTGAAGACGATAAATTAAATGTAGACAAGAATTTGCTTAAAGGATTTCAAGGGTTCAGCCAGAAAGTTATTCCTCGGACACAGAAAGAAACACAGAATACCGATAAAGTAATTGAGAACTTACCGTTAATAAATTATACTTCTGAAAACTACAAGAAATCAAAAGAATCAAGGTTCATCAAAGTCCAAGAGATATTTTTAAGACCAACTAAAAAAGAGAAACGGGACGGGATAGATGGGTATATATTATTACTTACCGAAGAACAGGATAAGCCGTTACGAGAAAATGAATGGTCAATTAAAGCGGAAGGATTCCCTGCAAAGATTTTACAGTTCAATGAACTTAACGATGAAAAGTTTGGGTTATCCGACCCTGAAACGTTCGGTAACTGTATTGACCAGAAGAACGCAATCATTAACCTACAATTAAGGAACGCACAAGAAAACTCTAAAGTCTGGGTTGGAATTTCTAAAGCAGGTGCAAGTGAAGAAGATATTGAGAAAGTTCAAAGTGGTCAACAAACAATAATTTTATTTGAAGATGGTAAACCTTCAGAACGTATGTATGTTGCAAGTCCTGGCGGCTCTGCTTCCTCGGAGCTTTATTTAATAGACCAGCGGATACAGAAAAATCTTGAGGACAAATCAGGGATTACCGACCTAAAACGTGGGTTTCTCCAGTCC